GCCGACCATTTCAACAAAGCCTGACCACGCAATCACCGCACCTGTGGTATCGGAATGGTAATCGTAGATAATCAGATCGATTTCATCGGCGGGTGGAACCGCTCGATACATTTGTGCAAACTCAATATCAGCGGGCGCGGTGATGTGCATGCGGTCTGCTGTTACAGACCCGGTGCGTTTAACACCTTCATCAATGATGCCGCCAACCAGCGTTTTATAAATGCCATTGTTAAACAGAATGTCACGGTCACCGCTGTTATAGAGCCAGCGCATAACGCCGCGTTTAAACTCATAAAGCCTTACCGGCTTACCGTCACTAATGGATGTTTCTGCATTATGAAATGTCATCGTCGCGTACACCCTTAAAAATCAACTGACTGCGGGCAACGCCTTCGCTATCAGTGACATGCTCAAGGGTTACCGTGTCGCTATCTAATCGCATCAGAGCCAGCCACGACACTTGAGCGACTTCACTGGGTTGGATCTGCACGTTAAGCGGCTCGTTAATCGCCAGTCGCTCTTCTTCGGTGTTTAACTCTTCACTACCGACAATTCGCCAGTAAAGAACCTGCCCGCTGTGCAGCTCAATACGGATGTCTTTGCGTCCTGTCCGACCATTCGCAAAACGGGTGTAGCCAACGTTTGCCACCGTTATCGCTGCTGCACCGGCTAACACTGTTTGAGTGATCGTTAAATCATCGGCCCAGGTCGGTACCCACAGCGCTTTTTGACGCCCGTTTAACGCATAAATTAACGCTCTAAACAGGTGGCGTTGCTCACGGCCATACATCACATTGCGCCATGACTGCACCGGCACTGATGCGCCGCCAATGTCCATAACCAAAGGATGGCTCATACCGTTATCCAGAGTCTTTTGCAGCCTTTCATAACTGGCCGTTAAATCGTCTGACTCTTCGGGTCGTTGCTCGAAAACAGAATAGTCACGATATGTTTTAGTAGGCATTTGGCCGGCTACATCATTGCTTTCAACAACACGAAAGCGCACCCCAAACTCTTGTAGCTTGTCGGTTTTACGAATCAGTGATGGGGCTTCAATCAGCTGCGCTGTGCGTGCTGGATACAAGCGTGATAACGCTGGCCAATGTTGTTGAGTAGCTCGCTTGAGCTGCAAGCCGTTAGGCGACACAGCTAACACTTCAACAACCTCAGTCTTAAAGGCGGACTCACCGCGCAGCAGTGCTAAGCCGTTGGCTCGAAAATCCAGATACTGGGTGTCGCAGCTAATGAATAAGCTGTCAGCGGGTACCGCGACTTTGAGTAACTGGATCTCGTGCCAAATCGGTAATGACCAGATACGAGCACCCCAACCAAACAACGCTAAGTCCAGCAGCTGACGCTCACGGCCATCAGCAAAGTTAGAGGCTTCAAACTCACGACGCGGTGCTAGGCGTAATGCACGACGCTGCTCAATCAGTGACTCGCTTTGTAGAATATCGGTAGCCCACGTCAGTGACTCATTAATCGAGTCAGTCCAGTTAGGAACAAACGACCAGGCAATAATTCGGTTAGCAGTAACACGCACAGCAGGCTGCTCAGCACCAAAGTCAAAGACTACGCGAGTATCAAGCACTGGTTGGCCGTCGGGTGTCACTTGCAGTTGATATTCGCGCTCCTGCAGTGCTGCATAGTGCAGTGGCGGGTTTTGTTGTCCACCGACAATCAAGCCTTCATCTGTACCCGTAATGGCGTTGAGGGTTTTGGGTGTGAGGTGAGCATTCCAGACAAACAGCGGGATTGTTTTTGTGGAAACGACATTACCCATATCAACCTGAGACGGATTAATGTGGATGCGGTGATAAAAATCTTCCATCCAGCTCCCTGAGCAGCGACCGCTCTGAACCCGACTAGGAGCAACAACAGGAACATTTCTAGTTACGGGCGATAAGAGAGCGGAAGAGCCTTCCGTCTCATGTGGTGGCCACAGTTCAGGTAGGTATTTTTGATAACCCGTGCACAGATAGCTGTTTGTTATTCCGCCTGCTGGCGAAGCGGAGATAAACCCACTAAAAACGGCCATAGCTAAGAGCCATCATAACGAATTGCCCAACCCATTGTTCCAGTATGAGAACCTGTAACCTGTAAGAGATTACCATTACGAGGACCATCTCGCTCATCAAGATATTTACGGATGAAAGGGTATATTTTCCAGCGATCAGAACCTATGCTGATAATTTGTTCAGGCTCATAGTTGTCAATACGGGTGTAGCGAGCATGACGCATCTCAAGCACTAGAGAGCATTTAGCATCGGATCGCCAGCAATATGCCTGTATTGGAAGTAGAATTCCTTCTTGATTCCAAAGTGATGGGAGTCGTTTAATATGTGGAGCAGCAGGCTGTACTGCATTCAACTTGTTAACCCATTGCCCGCTTCCTATGCTGCCAGCTGGTGACCATCCCATCCAGTTCGAAGGGTAGTCATTCAGGTTACTATGAATAGTGTCACGCATTCTTAGTTCATGCCCGCTACTCCCACTCGAATCTTTTCCGCCTGTATGCCAAAATGGACCACCAGAGGGGTAATCGTTATTCCAGCCTAGACTAGACCCGCCATCTTCCGGGCTGATTACATAGCTACCACGTACATCTGGGTTACCATTGCTAGAGCTATTGTTGTATCCATTTGCACCAGTTAGCCAAAGCCCCGTCCCGTTCAATCCAGGCTGATCTGACTGACCGAACGCACACCAAGTATAATAATCAACTTGGTAATTCATAATTAAGTAAATTTCATCAGGATTTTCATGTGCATGAATGAAGTATCGACTCGGCCATGTCCAAGGAACATCAGTTGTCTTCGGACGTCCGAAACGAGCACGGACTGGAGATGGATCAATTAAGGCACCAGCATCAATACCAATGCCACCCTGTAGCACAATGCCTTCAATAGTCCCAGTGACTATATGAGCTCTGACAAACAAATCATCTTTATGCAAGATATCTCCGCTCAAGCTCCAGCCAGTATTTTGTGCCGCACTTTGTAGAGCCAATAGAATATCATTCAGGCTCGTTGCCACACCGGTGTAATACGCCATCAGTTCATCCTCAACGCGTAATAGTCATTAAAGTCTGTCCGCCCTACATCCTGGATGACGACATAGCTAATACCGTCAATTTCTAACGTATTTTCAACAACGTTATTAAATCCGGAAATGTGAAATACACCCTCTAGCTCCCCGTAGACTCCATTTACATCACTTAATACAACCGGATTTAAAGCATATTCATTTCCCGTATCGCGATTTTGAGTGGTTGCTCCTGCCAGGAACGTGTTGTTCCATGGCCAGCATTCTGGCTGTAGCCAAGCGCCGCTATTGAACAGCAACCCTAAGTTTGCACGCGCACCTTTGTATGGTATGGAATGCGAGGTTTCAGAGTAACGGGTGCCTGTATTACCATTAAGCATCCCACCAACTGCTAATGGATATGGATATTGACCGGGTGTAGCATATGGGAAGATTTTGCCCACATAACCGCTTTCATAAACTGGCGTACCTGCCTTAATTGCTAACGCAATCCGCTGTGGGCTGCAGTCCAACCAGTAATCAGCGTAGTAGTTGTGACACGGAATGCCAGACCAACGCGCAGCAGGCTGTGTATGAAGAGTATTACCAGGTACATATCCAGTCATGCCTACCACTGAAAGATTATAAAAGTCAGCAGCGACACTGTGATACGTAGAAAAACCGACAAAGATTTCCTCTTCACCGCTATAACCCACACCCTTCAAAATCAGTTCGCGGTTCTCTACGTCGGTTTTATAACGCAGTACTTGCCAGCCGTTTAATGATGCAAAGTCTTTGATGGTTTCCAGCATTTTGTAATGTGCTAGAACACCACCGCTGTTATCGACAAAGCCTATTTTATGCGGCATTAATTTACTCCTAAAATCTGGCGAAATTTAGCGGGGTCATTCGATAGCATCACAATTAAAGCTTCTGTACCCACAGGAGTATTTAATGCATCCGCAATGCGTTCGGGTGAGTCGATAAGGTTCAGCGCTATCTTGTTATTCAGCGTGGTGCTCATGTTCTTAGCAGGCTCCTGAATGTTTGAAATGCCCAATGCTGGAGCTGGAAATGCTGGGGCGGGTATGCCTGCTAATCCACCGGTAGAGTGGCCTACGCGTTTTGCCCAGTCATTGAGGGCTGCCATACCGCGTCGGTTAAAGTCGTGCAAGAACGGCAGCGCACCAGGTTGCTTCACAACCGCTGCACGTGAGACGAATTCGTAATCTGATAGCCAAGCTGGGATTGAGTCGGATGTGCCTGTGCCAGGACCACGAATGTGACCGCCGGTAGCAGCCGCAACCGTTGCTACTTTAGCGGCGGCACCTAGAGCATCTGCGCCTGCACTGCCAGCGGATGCCGATGCGATAGCTGCGGCCATTGCTTGGGCAGCAGCGGCACCCGCTGTAGTAATACTGCTTGCCATAGTTGTGCCAGCCCCCGCCCCAGCGGTGGTCATACTGGTTGCCATTGCTGTACCTGCGCCGGCTCCAGCAGTGGTGATACTGGTGCCCATGGCCGTGGCACCGGCGGTTGATGCTGAAGTAATTGCAGCTGCAGTAGCTGCACCACCAGCGGCCTCAGCTCCGGCATTGGCCGCTTCTCCACCACCACCAAACATGCCGCCCAAACTGCCCACCATGCTCATCAAACCAGACGTTGCTTGCTCAGCTAATTGCTGGCTAGCAATCTGCACCATCGAATCGACCACGGACTGCAGTAGTGCATTAATCGCATCGCGCAGATCCATGGTGCCTTTGGCCAGTCCAGATAAAGACTCAGCAATACCGTTCTGCAAACCATCGCGCAGAGCGTTTTGCAGTTTGTTTGTCGTGGTAAGTAGCATTGCGATTTGGGTTTCTGTTTGCTCCAACATGATCCGCGCTTGCTCACCCAAAGCACCTGGCATCGCGGCCATCTCGCGTAGATGAGGAAGCTGCTTTTCAAGCACGTCTGCTGTCTGGCGGTGCAGATCAACCAGTTGCTTGCGACCCTCCATCTCAGTAATCAGGCCAGAGTTAACCTGCGCTTCAATGCTTTGTTCACGGCGCTGTTGAGTGTTTAACGCCTTGTCGATCTCTGTTTGCATCGCAGATAACTGCACACGCAGCGCATCGAGGGGGATTAACTGCTGCACCAGTTCTAAGCCAACATCGTTGCCCGTTTTCAGCATGTCACGCTGGATCTCAGC